TATAATAAAATTAAAATAAATAATTCAAGGCATGTTGATCAATACATTGATTACGTATTTCAGATAAAAAAAATAGATAAATGTAGAGTATGTAATAATGATGTGTCGTCTATATTAGATTTAAATAAACAACCACTTGCAAATAGTTTTCATAATAATTTATTTGAATTGCAAAAATATTGTTTAAACTTAATGTTATGTTCAAAATGTTTTCATTTACAATTAAGTCATGTTGTTAATTCTAATTTACTGTATAAAGATTATATTTATGAAAGTGGAACATCAAATACACTAGTAAAATATTTTGATGATTTATATCAAAAAATAAATAATAAAATAAAGTCAAATAATAAAACAATAATAGAAGTGGCTTGTAATGATGGTTCTCAATTAAATTTTTTTAAAAAAGGAAATTGGAATACAATAGGTGTAGACCCTGCTAAAAATCTAGCTCTTATTAGTAGTAAGGAACATGATATTTATTGTGATTTTATGATAGAACAAATTGCAACAGACATTATTAACAAATATACTAAAGTAGATGTAATACTATGTCAAAACGTATTTGCACATACAGATAATATTGATGAATTTATACGTGCATGCAAAATTTGTATGAATAATAATACAAAATTATATATACAGGTGTCACAGGCAAATTTAGTTAGGGATATTCAATATGATACAGTATATCATGAACATTTATCGTTTTTTAATATAAATTCTATGAAATATATAATTGAAAAACACGAGTTATTTATTAATTATATTGAAAAACCATCAATACATGGTGTGAGTTATTTATTTGAAATAGGAAAAATAAAAAATGAAAATACGAATTTATATGAAATGTTAGAAGAAGAAAAAAGTATAGGACTAACAAATATAGATAGGTATTTTGAATATGCAAATGAATGTAAGCGCAAATCTTATAATTTTAAAATAAATATATTAAAATATATGTTGGATGGTTATACAATAATTGGTTATGGAGCGTCCGCAAAAGGGAACACTATTCTTAACTATATAAAAATAACAAATGATGAAGTGAAATATATTATAGATGATCAAAAAACAAAACAGGGATTATTTACCCCTGGTTCAAATATACCTATTTGTGATAAGAGTAAATTAATAGAATTTGATAAAGTAGCAATATTAATGATTACTTGGAACTTCAAAGATGAAATAATGAGAAAGGTAAAAGAGGTTAGAGGTGAACAAGAAACAAAATATATTTTCTATTAGAACATTTTAAAATGTTAATTATATTTTAAAAAATTATAATTACACTAATTATAAGTAGTGTAATTATATTATATGATAGTTAATAGATTATATTATTGTATATAAATATTTTATCTATATTGGGTATTACACCATCTGTTGGTTTACTATACAGTTCACCATTCATCCAATCACCCCAAGAAGAAGAATAATTATTTTTATTATTATTTACTATTGTATTAACAAGATCCGTATCAATTAATGTAGGATATACATACCAATCTTCTAATGGACGTCCAGTTTTATCGCAAGCAATATCATCAAATACACGAATATATCCAGCATCTTTGAAAATTTCTCTTGACTTTTCACGAGTATTTAAATAATTTGTATTATAAACATCGTGTTCAAATGTCACCGTTCTGAATTTATAATCTTTAAATAAGTTGTCATTTAATTTTTTTAAAGTTTCTAAGGTTGAACCATTGTTTGCTTCAACGTCAATTTGTAAATAATCCATATTATTTGGATAATTATATTGTTTAAACAATGCACAATAATCAATATATCTTGCATCATCTATAATATAGTTTGATTTTCGCATATTTTTATAAAAATTTTCATACATATTTTCATATTCTACCATTAATCCTGTCCAATTAAATGTATTTTCTAATAAAAATGTATTAGACATATTAATAGGATGATTTGCACCAATTTCTAAAAAATATCCATTTTGTTTATTTTTTAGAATATTAATCACAAACTTATCTTGTCCAAACTGACTATTATAATTCATACAATATATTATAATATACGAATATAAATTTATGTTATATTTTACTTAATATATATATTTACGCATATGTAAATGCCCACATTGGATTACATATTTTTTTATTAAAATCAGGTATTAGAGTATTTAATACATTAATTACATTATTAGGATTGTTATGTCTAGTATATAACATACGTGTAATATTACTTTGAAAATCTGTAGATAAATAACGAGATAATAAACATATTTCTAATCCAATCACCATTTCTTCCATATGTATTTTCATTTCATTTTTAGTATACTGGTCTTCTGGTTTACATTTTTGTGAAAAATTTAATATATAATCACTATTGTTTTTGTGAATATTTGATTTCATGTAATTAAATTCTGCTGTATATACAGTAGTACCTCCTCTTTTATATTCAGGACATAATGTAAGTACATCAATATTTATATTTTTTTTATTTATTATGTATTTTACTTCTTCATAAGCATCATAATCATCCGTTTGAACAAATATTGTTTTTGTATTTTTTTCTAATAATTTATTGACATAAATCTCTGTATTAATATAATTACCTTCTTCAAATATTTTCCCACCTCGTCTTATCATAATTGCATCAAAATTATTACCTTGTATATTTAATGTATTCATTGTTTCTTGTAATTTTAATTTCATATAATCATTTAAATGCATTATTTCATTTAAAATATTTCTATAATCATTCAATGAATAAATTTTTACATTTTTTAAATTTCCATTCCGGCTATTGTAAATTTCAATAGGTTGCTCTACATTACTATCAGTACAATTAATAGTTTTTACTGAATTAAAATAATCAGTCCATCCCTGATTGTTAGTAAAAATCCAGTTAGAATCATCTATATAAAACATTTTATTTTCTTTTTTTGCATTTAAGTATGAACCAGCTATATTCCACATTTGATTACAATATCCACCCCATTTTTCTAATATACATATAGAAGACATATATGTATATTATTATTAATTTATTATATTATATTTTAATAATAATTGATAATTATATTATCTTTATCATTTTTGTCATATTTTGTATCCATACCTAAACAAGCATTGTGACACCATAATGGAACCCATGCCTCTTTAACAATACCAAAAAATAAAGGCATTATACCGAATGTACTTTTTGATGTTATTAATACCTCAGTATTACATAATAAAAACAAATCAATATTCGGATCACTATTACTTATACAACGAAATGGTGTACTTATATGTTCACCTGGTGAAGTAATAATTATTACTTCATGTTGTGGATACTTATTTTTTGCTTCATTTATCAAATTTATCAATACATTATTATCAATCGGAGCTTGTCTAAATTGGCATATGTCATTGCATTTATCAAATAAATCGTTATTTATAAATTTTTTGTATTTATTATGACATAAAGAACCGTCATATAATGGCCATCGTCTCACATCATTTAATCTTAAATGTATTAATATTGTTTTTGTAGGATTAAAAGGTATTTGATATTTGAATAATTCTGCTTTATTTATCAGTTTTGTTCTAATTTTACTATAAAAGTGTATTTTAAAATAAGAAATAAAATCAGTTTTGATTGTTTTCAACGTTTGAATCATTATTTCATACCAATTTTCACTGTAAATAAAATTATTAAGTGCATTATTGTTAACTTCTGTTATATTTTTATTATATTCGTCCATCCATTCATCCAATACTAACATAAATATACTATTTATGTGAATATTATTGGAAAACAAACCATTTGTTTGATATTTTAATGGAATATTAAAATGTTTTGCATAAAAAGTGTATGCCAAACTATATGTTAATTGTCCACCCAAACGATCACCATTTAATGGAATACAAATAAAATTTCTGTCTATATCCATAAATATAATTATAATAATTATATTGTTATTATGTTATTATGTTATTATGTTATTATATTATTATATTAATCTATAGATATAATCCATTCTTTTCTCGGTTTATGCCAAAATTGTTTGTAATAAATTTCTCCGTCACTTATTAGGGCTGCTACATAACTTAAACTACTTGGTGATGTTAATAAAATATCAGCAGCAACTAATTCAGTAAAAGTTTTACAAATATCTTCATCTAGATGAAATATTACATCTTCTTTTTGTAAAATAGCAAAATTATTCATCTCACCTTGAGAATATATATGAAATAGTAATTCCTTATCGTGTTCCTTATATTTGTTTCGTATTCCATTCATTATATTTAAATAATATTCATTTGGAGTTGTAATTCTCGCTCCTGCGTGTCCTCTATCGTGGGAGTTCTCTCTTCTGATGTGAAGAGCAATATTTTTTTTATTATTTTTAAAAACATTCCTATCTTTATTTTCCCAAAAACATTTTTTTATAAACTTTAAATGAACTTCGTTACAAATTTGATCTATATTGTCGTCAAACCATGTTTGTATGTATTTTCCAAAATGAATATCTTGCGCAACATTATTAGTGTCATTTTCAATATTGTTTTTTAAATTCATTAAACTTTCAATATTATTTATATAATTTGGGTCATTTTTATAATTATGTTCCATTTTTTTTATAGGTCTGTAACCAAAATTTAAATTATTGTATACACAAAATAGATAGGTTTCAATTATTTTTTGATATGTTGCACCAAAACCTTCTATTTGAAACATATTTGTATATACGTTTGACATATAATTATTAATATGAATACTATTTATATTAATAAATATTGCAAATACTATTTATATTAATAATTATTTTGATTAATAAACCGTTGATTATAATTCACATTTCGTTTTTCAATATCAGAATAACAAGGTAATTGTCCTCCAAATAAATGTTCATAATAAATAAAATTATGTTCTAATTGTAATGGTTTCCAACATTGGTCCAGTGCCCATAAATTAGGATCATCATTTTTCATTAAATGTAATACAGAATCTTTATTCCGTTTTAATAATATTTCTACCATTTGTTGTGTTAATATATAACACGTTGCGGTTTGATTATTATTTATTTTATTGAACTCATTAATGTAATTTTTGGTTACTGTATTTCCCCGAGGCGTCAATACTAATATATCCCAATTAGTATTGTCTTTTATTTTTTCAAAATCTTTTAAAAACTCTTCAAAATGTGAAGGATTAAATATAAAAAAATCATCCTCCATTATTAAATAATGACTCTCTTGTTTTTTTGAGATTTCTGTCAAACATTTAATATGAGACAATGAACATCCAATATCTCCTCTGTTATTATAAATTGCTTCCATACGTTCTATATTTTCAAAGAATGGATATTGTTGTTTCATTGTTTCAATATGCGTTTTGCGATCTTCCCGATGTTTTAAGTTAATATAATAACCGATCATTAATAAATATAGTAAAATATATTTAAATATATAAAAGTAAATATATTAATATGAAAACAGATTGTGATTATTTGCTTCTCATTTTAAATTGTGAAAAATACAGAAACAAGGCATTAATACAAAAACAATTATGGCTACATTATTTACCGGAAAATATAAAGTATTATCATATTATTGGTAATAAGGAAAAGTGTCAAAATGAAACAATTGTTATAGATGAAAAAGAACGTATTATTTATACAAATACAAACGATGATTATAATAGTTTACCTTCAAAGGTGATTACAGCTTTACAAGGGGTAAACCAACATTTCAATTTTAAATATATTTTTAAAACGGATGATGATCAGCAATTAGTAAAACCCCAGTTTTTTCATCAGTTACCAAATATAATAAATTCTATACAAAGTCATTATGGTGGATATAACGTTGAAGTTCCTGACCATATTAGTAGTTATTATATGGTTCACGACTGTTTACCACGTGATTTATTATTAAACGCGTGTAATTATTGCAATGGACGTTTTTACTTTTTGTCAAAAGAAGCGGTAACACATTTAATAACAAAAAAGACGAGCATAGAAAAACATATTATTGAAGACCATGCAATTGGTTTATATCTAGATGACAACTACAAAGCAAATATGATGAATTTCGATACGCGTAAAATATTTATTGATCATATAACTTAAAAATATAATTATATACACTGCAATGATTAAAATACGTGTATTTTGCAGTTTTTCCCCACCCG